GACAGTCCATTTATTTATCTCTATAGTTTAACAAAAATGGTATAATCTTTACAGAGGTGACCACATGGCTGTAGAAAATATAGGAAGTTTAGTACCAACTAAAATCCCAGCATTAATTGATGATGCGAACATTCAGGATGCGCTAAAAGCGTATCACTATGGCTCCTATGATTTTGATACTGCAGAAACAGATCCAGCAGAACTTTTAAATCCATCTATTGCTTACACAATTAATGATTTACAAGATCAAATAGATGATCAAACTGCATTAGAATTAGCAGCAAGAAATATATCTTCAGCACAAAACTCTGCCCCAGTTGCAGCAAACTTTACAGCATTTTCTGCAACAATTCCAAATGGATATATTTGGGTAGATAAAGATGCAGCAGCACCAGTAGGGTACATATCAGCAACATCTGTTTACACAGCAACACAGCCAACAACTGGGTTAGCAAATGGAGTTATTTGGATTAAAAAAGGATCAAGCCCATTAGAAATGTATGTTTATAATGGCGACACTAGCACTTTTAATCAGGTGATTTAGTGCCAACATCATTTAATTACGACGGCAAGCCAGGATATATATATAACGCAGCAGACGATGTTTGGTATGAACTATCTGGCAAAACAGATACATCTGGAACTTTTGAGTGGGCTGGTCTACAAACTTATTTATCTGCTGTAACAATGCTTGAATCCCTAGTTGCAAAAAAGGGTATAAACAATTATCTTAATCCAGCAGCAAGAGATGCATCAATTACATCCCCAACTGCAGGATCAATATGCTTAATAAGGCAAAATGCTGGAGGAGATACAATACATCAACTTCAATTTTATAATGGTTCTTCTTGGGTTGCTTTTATACCTTCTCAAGCGGGTAATGCTGGAAAAGTTCTACAAACAGATGGTATAATAACATCATGGCAAAATACATCAGATGCAGTTGTAACTGGACTGATGTTAATGGGAGGCTAATAAATGGCAACATCGTATAAAGTTTTAGGTCAAGTTAATCCTAGCGCAACAACAGCAACAACGGCATATACCGTACCTTCTTCTACAGAAGCCGTAATATCTACCATTGCAGTTTGTAATACAGGAGCCTATCCAAGTACATATCGGATTTCAGCAAGACCAAATGGTGCAACTCAAGAAACAAAACATTATATAGTCTATGACGCTACAATTGCACCACAAGATACTGTAACTTGGACTATAGGAATGACACTTGATGCTGCTGATGTTATAACTGTTTTTTCAGCACATTCAACACTAACATTCAATCTATTCGGAAGTGAGATTGCATAATGGCCGTAAACAATACTAGAAAATCAATTGGTGCTACAAGAAACTATGCAAAACCTAGCATTCCAACAGGCAGTGCAGCAACGATAGCAAATAGTACAAGCGTAACCGTAACTTTTTCACCAAATGTACTTGGGCCACAACCATCATCGTATAGTTTTACTGCAACATCTACACAAACATCTACCGTTACAGCAACACTAACAACTTCTCCAACAACAGTTGCAGGATTTGGTGCAGCATATACATATAACATGACACTTGGTGGAATAAATTATAATGGATCATCCCCCCTATTAACTGTTGCCGAAGCATTACAAATACCATCTACTTATGGACTTGTCTTAACAGCCAATACTACACAAAACTATACATTGCCATCATATGCTACAAAAATTGCTGGATATGTTATTGGAACAGGCGCTGGTGGCGGTGGCGGAGGCGGAAGTGGTCAATCTCAGGGTTGGGAAGGTCAGGGTGGCGCTGGCGGTGGCGCTGGAGGAATAATAGGATTTAAAGACTTTGCTGTAACTGGTTCATCAACTGTTGCAATTACTATTGGTGCTGGTGGTAATGGTGGCGGAGGCGGAGAGGGTTCTCAATGGGGTACTGCTGGAAACAGTGGCGCTTCTGGAGGAAATACATTTATAACTTATGGAGGAACTGACGTAGTAACTGCAACAAGTGGTAATGGTGGCGGTGGCTCTGCACTGCGAAATCAAACTATAGGTACTGGTGGAACAGGCGGAGGAAGTAGTACAAACCTTTCTACAACATTTGCTGTAACAGGAGCATCAGGTGCTAGTGGAGTTTCCGTTGCTGCAAATGGTAACACAGGAAGTTTACAAAGTTCAAACACTAATATAACAGGTGAAGCAAATATTAATGCAATTTTACCTTCAAATACTATTGGTGGAGGTGGATCAAGTGGTGCTGGAGGAAGTCAGGGGGCAAACACAAACACTGGTGGCGCTGCAGTAGGTGGCGGTGGCGCTGGAGGAAATAGACCAACAGGATCTCCAACACCTGGCGGTAATACTGGTCAGTCTGGTCAAGCAGCAGGTGGTGGCGGTGGCGGTGGCGCTGGAGGACCTCCTCCTACAGGCGGTGGCGGTGGCGGTAATGGTGCGGCTGGTCAAGTAATTCTTTACGTATTTTAATTTAAAAGGGGTGGTGAAATATTAAAGAAATAATTTTTACTAATATTTATGGTTTTGATTTTTTTCCACCAAAACCAGCAATTAGGCAAGTCCCAGACTGGTATAAAAATACTCCAGAGTATATTGATGATAAAGGTAAAAAAATTACAAAAGATAATTCTTTACCACATACAATAAAAAAATGTATTCCAGTTTTTGATGCTATGACTGCAGGATATATTTTATATACGCAGGTAGACATTCAAGTAACTCAAGAAGATGGTATTCCATATTATCGTTGGGCTAGCCAAGAGGCTATTTCATTTCATCCTATAGAACAAGCACCATTGCATCCAAAAAAAAATGATAGTCCATATGCTAAATTCAATAATCCATATGCAATAAAAACTCCACCTGGGTATTCAACCTTGTTTTTACCACCAATGCATAATCCAAATAAAATTTTTACAATTTTAGAAGGATTGGTTGATACAGACGCCTACAAAGCACCAGTAAATTTTCCCTTTATATTAAATAATGTAAAATGGGAGGGTATAATAGTAGCAGGAACTCCTATGGCTCAAGTAATTCCTGTAAAAAGAAATTCTTGGGAACACAAAATAGGATCGCAAAAAGAGAGAGATGAGCAAAGTATGATAAGTGCAAAATTAAGAACTTTGTTTTTAAATTCTTATAAGCGACAATTCTGGTCACGAAAGGAATATAAATAATGGCAATGTTTGCAGTAATTATTGATGGAGTAGTTGATAATTGTATTGTTGCACAATCAAAGGAAACTGCTGAAGAGTTTACAGGACATACCTGTATAGAATATACTCATGAAAATCCTGCAGCACCAGGTTGGGCATATGCTGATGGACAATTTATAAATCCAATTCCACCTGCAGTACCAGAAATTCCACCAGAAGAAGGAGAGTAATAAAAAATGGCAAACGCATCAATCACCCTGTTCAGAGGCGCAGCAGCGACCTCTAACACCACACTATACACATCACCTGCAAATATGGCGGTAGCCGTAACTAACATTGCTATTGTTAATGACTCTGCATCTGCTGTTACTGCAACTATAAACTTAGCCACACTCCCTTTACTAGGTGGTATATCAGTTGGTGCAAACTCTACTCAATTTATTGACTTAGATCAAATTATTTATAATGGAGAAACAATTACTGGCTCTGCGTCAACAACTACGGTTGATTTTCACATTGCTGGGTATGAGGTTTACTAATGGGAAATAGATTCCTGGTTCCAGAAAGAGGGCTTGTTGGCGGATTTAATTTTTTAAATACCTCTAGTGGAACAACATTAACTGGTGCAACAACAATAACCGTATCTAATCTACCAGATGTAAACGAATTAGCAATTATTATTTATGGCGGTAGTTCAGCAAATGGTAGTTCTGATTTTTCACTAAGATTTAATTCAGACTCTGGTAACAATTATTCATCAGCAGGTTATTATGAATATGGTTCAACATCATACTACCAACCATACAATGGTGCTGGTGGAAATGCTATTCAATTAGGCACCTCTGGTAATTCAGCAGCAGATACATTTAATACTTTTTGTTTTGTTAGAGGTTGTAGTTCTGGTGGTAGAAAAATATTTGAATCAAACAGTACACCTGGTGGTACTGGTAAAGTAAGATATGCTTTAGGTGGTTATTACAACTCAACAACTAAAATTACATCAGTGTCTGTAATTTCTAGTTCTGGAAATTTTGATGCTGGTACAATTTATGTATTGGGAGCATAATTATGAAAATTACTAAAAAAGAATTTAACTCATTAACTGGTGAAATTACTATTACAGAGCATGATGAAACTGCACAGGAACAAGCAGAGCGTGAAACATTTGAAGCAGCAGCAGTAGCCAAAGCAGAAGTCTTAGCAGCAGAAGAGGCAGCAAAAGTAGCAGCACAAGCAAAATTAACAGCATTAGGTTTAACTGTTGAGGATTTACAAGCACTAGGCTTATAATTAAATTAGTGGGGGTATTTAATGAACCAAAGGGAATCAATAACCATTGGTTGGTGCGATAATGGCACAACTGAAGGTAAATTTACAGAAGGATTAATGGCAGTCGCTTTATCTGGGGGATCTGTTGGTTTTCCAATATCTTCATCTCTTCGTGTTAGCGGAAATCAAATAGCAAGACAGCGTCAGCAATTAATAGATTATTGGTATAATAATTTAACAACTGATTGGCTATTTTGGGTTGATTCAGATATTTTTTTAACATTAGATATTTGGCATAAAATTTGTAGTACAGCAGATAAAGAAAAACATCCAATAGTTAGTGGAGTTTATTTTATTGCTAAATCAGAGGATGGATCTATCCCAATACTCTTTCCATGTATTTTTGATGACTTGGATGAATTTACAGTTGAATATAAGCATCCATTGCCAGTTGATGAAATAATTAAAGTTGATTGTGCGGGAATGGGGCTGGTAATAATGCATCGTGAAGTAGTAGAAAAATTAATCAATGAGTATGGAACAGAAAATTCTTTTTTTGCAGAAAATCATATGACTGGAGATAAATTTGTAGGAGAAGATATTTCATTTTTTAGAAAATGTAAAAAAATTAATATACCAGTTTATGCACACACAGGAGCAATTGCAAAACATGTAAAAAGAATGAGTTGGGATTTAGACCTTTATAGGTTATACTGGACTGAAAGAAATCGTCAAGAAGAAAATAAAAATACCCCACCAAATTAATGATGGGGCATTAAGTTAATGTTTATTGCTTACATGGATATTTGCTGTACCATTCTTGATACCGCTTTCCATTTACGGAAGTCCAAGCAGACCAGTCTTTTCCACCCTTAGTCATATGAAGAGCAATTTGTGCGTTCACTACTGGATTTAATAATTCAGCGTTTGAATCTAACTCAAACTTATCTCTACGATCTGATCCAAGTTCACCAAGCATATTGATCTGAAATACGCCATAAGAATTATCTCCAGTTTTTACATTACCATTAAAGGCAAGGGGACGACCATTAGACTCTGCTTTAGCAATAGCACAAGCAGACCTTAAAGCCTTTCCTTCAAACCCTACATGACGTAACATATCAACTAGTTGCTCATCAGTTAAATTATGAGCATTTTCATACTTATCTAATTTTTTATCTTTAGAAACCAAAAAAGCCACCTTTTGGGTGGCAGACTTAACGGACTCTTTAATTAGTAAGTTGTTTTCACTCGTTGCATTTGCAGCCCCTGAAAAAACAGTACCACAAATAACCAACGA